GGATTCAATATTCTAAGATTAGTAGTTCTCTGAGAAACAGTCATCTTCTGCCCACCTGTCTTGCTTCAACGTCAATGCCGTGAGCAAAAGACCAATTACCACTGAGCAACATCTTTACGCGATGATACCTATCTGCGGCTCTGAACGGAACGAAACCAGCAGCATTAGTTGTGCCGCCTGCTTGAAACGCAACTGTGTCTGTAGGCGTACCTCTAAGGCCGACAAACAACTCGACACTTCCATCCTCGTGATAAGGATAAACTCTTGTTACAATGCTATGTTTGCCCATACTTACGGCTGCTTCGCCAGTAGTAATGGTTGCTTGTAATGGGTCTCCAGTGAATGTGTAAAGCTGTCCACCTACAGCACCACCAAAGAAGAACTCACCACCACGGAATAGCTGGCTGTCAAGAACAGTAGTCAAGCCATCTAATGTCGCTGACAGATTGTCTAAATCCTCGACTGTATAACCGGCACTAAAGAATGGCGCAACTAAGTCACTTTCAACATTGCCAATAGACCAGCGACCCAAAGCATAGTTGAATATCAACAAACGGTCAGGGCGACCTGTGGTGCTAGATGCGCTTGCATAAGACCAAACAGCTATCTGGTTTAGCGGGTCAACAGCAGATGTCATATTATTCTTATAAGATGCGTTAAAATCCTTAAAGAAAAACTTGTCGATTTTTTCGTTGCCGATTGGCGTACTTTTTTGTCCGTCAAACATATGGAAACCGTTGTCTGACAGATAGAACACTGTTGAGCCGTAATTGCACACAGAACCAGGAACAGAACAACCACGCTGGCTTTCAACTTTATCAAACTGCCAGATTAGCGGCGGGCCTGTGTATGTGGCACGGAAGATAGCTTTTTCACACAGAATGGTTGCATACTCACCGCCAACTAGGCCGGTAATAGCACCAGCATCAGGTAAGTCTTGAAAGTCTGCTTGGTCAATACCAGCAGTCCAGCTTGTTATGTCGTTGAAACCAGACCACCTTGTGCGATATGGAATGCGGCCAGAACCTTCATCAATATTTGCCGTCCAGATAAAATCACGCACAACTGCCAAGTAATCTGCTTTTGGTGCAGAACCAGACAAGTCAGAGAAAGCTGTATCTGTGCCTAGCTGCCATTTCTGCAACTCTTCACCAATACCGCCGGAAACAATGACATACTCACCAAATTGCACAAACCGCCACTTTTCTGCACCAGTAAGGTCATAGGCAGGGGTGCCAGCTTTACTGACATCATCAAGATTGTTTGTTGACGGATTAAACGAATACAGCTTTGCATCATCACCAGCAAACAGCTTTATGTTTCCAGTGTTATCTCTAGCTGGATAAACGCCCCTAATAGTACCAGCGGCAGCGTTACTGAAGCTGATAAACTGATTTAATGGACGATAACCGTTTAGCGCAGGAATAACATTCTCTGCTGTAACAACTCCAGCGTTCATAAAGTCCGGCTGGTCAGGCATCCATTCACCAAAATTAATCATTGTCCTGCCCAAACCCCGCTGCTTGATTTCGGTGTTACTAAACTCCAGACCTCAGAGCCAACGGCTACCGTTGACCAAACTTCTGTGCCAATAGGAACTACGCTCCACTCTTCACCCAAAATAGTCATTTTTGTTTCCTGTGAAACAACTGCACCACCTGTCGATGCGCCACTAAATATTCCGTTCATATTGCTTGTAGATGTTATTGCTGTACTTGCAGTAGCTGACATCAGCGTTACAAAGTTAGAGCTAGACGTTGCCGAAGCTGATATTGCCACTGCCCCAGATACTGTTCTAATTCTTGTACCATCTAATGCAGCAGTGCCGACAGCATTAACCAAAGCCTCAAATGGTCTTACCCTAGCAAACGCTGTAGAAGCCGTAGAGACAGCCGTTACGGACGCTGCCAGTGGTCTTATACGACTTGCGCCGCTAGAAGACGTCAGTGACGCTTGAACAGAAGCTGAAACACTTTTTAACTTTACCGCACTAGAAGATGCTGACGAAGCAATGTCTGCTAATGCCTCGGCAACCTTTACCTCAAGTGACAGCGTGTCTAATGCGCCATAGTTCCAGCTATCCAGCGCACCCCAACCATCCATATGGTCTAAAGCAACAGCAGACCAAGCAACCTTATCGCCAACTGTGTCTACAGTAAACGAAAGGCTGTCTAGTGTGCCGGTTAACCTATCTAGGGGTGCTACTGTTGACATTGACTATACCTAAGCAGCGGTGATGTCCATATCACCTACAGCAATCTTTAGAATGTCGCCTGTGTCGATAACTTTACTGGCAGTCAGTGCGCCGTGTATTAACAAGTTGCCACTGGTGCTGGCATCGAACAAACCGAAATGGCTTACGGTTCCCCACGACCCTGTTGCCGCTGAAAACTCGACAGCACCGCTATTGCTTGCAGTACCAGATGCAGCCGCAGCAAAAGCAATTGACTCACGAGCATAACCATTGCCGGTAAGCTCTGTGCCACTGTTGTCATCGTTAAATGAACCAGTAGATAAACCGACATACACTGTCGATGGCATTGTGTATGCGCCAGTTCCTAGAATATGGTCGAGAATTTCATTCTCAAGATAATCACTCATTGCAGACATAGTTTATTTCTCCGCTGCTGTATTCTGCCGCAAATAGACAGACTTGGTTTGTAATGGCCCTGTGCCGTAATGTGAACGCTCCTCGTCCATCCTCACTTCGTTTATAGCACGAGTGAACTTTTCGTCATACTGCGCTGCTCTTGTCTCATCTAGCAGATAGACATACGCCTCAGTCAAAGCACCATAAAGATAAATGTCAGGAGACCTAAAAAACAAAATAGGTGTGCTAACAGCCGAAAGTGTATCTACATCACCAATATAAAGAATCTCTGCTGTATAAGCAGAATCAGGAACTGGACGCAGTTTCATCTCTTTTCCGACAACGCTATATCCAAGCGGCTTACCAAAGCCGTTGCTTGAATACTGCGTATCAAGACCTGTCGGTGACGCATACTGAAGCACCGTTAAAGGGCTGGTGAGTAGCTTAACCTCACGAACTTCACGCAAATCTGTAGGCAAAGCTATGTACTCGTCACCGGCTGTTAACGCCGCTTGCACACGCTTTTCCTGCTCACGAGTTTCTAGCTCACGATTGATACGAGCTTCGGCAAGCTGAATGAAATCAGGAATCTGAGCCGTTAAATCGCTACGAGCCAAGAAATTGGCTATTGATGTCTGTAAATCTGCGTAAGATGCTATAGCCATTAGATATTACCGCCGCCTGTTCTAAAGTCTCGGTTCTCGCTGTTGTTCAGCCAAGCCTTCCAAGCCTTCGGGTTTTCGCTAGGCTTACCTAGCGTCTTCAATAGGTGATGATACACTACATTGGGTATTTCTGCTATATGCTGAACGTGCTTCTGAGTGCCGGTAAGCTGCCCCTGACGCCAATCATCAGCCATCTGCTTATTTAGCTTTATAAGCGTGTCAAAGTTCTGCGTGTTNTCAATAAAGGTAGAACCATCAGACTCCTGGCGCATATAAGTCTGCTTGCCAGTAGCTTTATCAGATGTAAGTAATCTTTTCATTATAACCCCTATAANAAGAGAGGGCGGTGAACCCGCCCCCTCTATGTTACTTAGGAACCGCTAAGGTCNAAGATGCCAGCGTGNGCCTTTGGAGCTTGTACTTTCAAAGCCCACTCAGTCACAATCTGNAACTTNTCTGCGTCACCTGTTGCCGCGATTTCGTTCTCTGCAAAGTTGCGACCATTGATGGTGCAAAGAGAAGCGAAGTCTGGGTCAATCAAGAACGCACGGTCATTGCCCATAAAGCGTGATGGAGCGACCTCAATTGTTCCAAAGTCAGTCAGGAAGACTGATGTTGAACCAACGTAGGTTACTTCTTTCGCCTGAGTCATATTCACTTGGTTGTTTACCAAGTTTGAAGATGCTGTCAGGTTTGAGAAGTTCGCACGGTTTGTTGCTGAACAAACCATCATTTTTGGGTTTCCACCATCTGTCCAAGCATCCTGCATTCCGTCTTCGATGAGTGCAAGTGTCAGAGCGCGGTCATCACCATCTGTGATGGTGTCTGTGCCGTCACCTGTGCCAAAAGCACCGGCTGTTGCACCGACTGAACCGTTTGTCATCCAGCAAGATAGTGATGCTGATTTACGAGGGTCTGAACCAGAACGAGCAACGTCTGTGTCACCGATTGATTTTTCGATGTCACGGCGAAGTTCCAATGATTTCAGTACCTTCTGGTATGCCAGTTCACGGTCACGGCCAGCTTTTTCGACTGCATCAAGTGTCTTTGATACAGCGACTGCTGCTACTGAAATCTGGTGATAGTTGCCCAGACGAGTAGTAGCTGTGGGTGTGCCTATGCTGGCGTCTGCGCCCTCATTGACGTAGTTGGTGGCTGATGCGGAAGCCAATTCTTGAACTTGCCACTCAGTAAAGATACCGTTTGAGGTTTCTTTCTTGAGTGCAGAAAAGATTGGTGTCTCATCAGGGTCGATGCGATAAATCACATCTGCGAGTTGCTCTTTTTCGCCTACTGCGAGAGCGGTTGTGAATGTGGCCATTTTGAAAACTCCTTCTAAGTTTTGTTGCCCATCAAGTATGATACGGCTGCATCTACTGAACGCTCTTTATTGAGCCTTCCCATAGCTTGCTGCCGCGAACGACTAGCATCTTGTTTTTTAGACCGTGGCTGTCCAGCTTTAGCCATTTTAGGAGCTTGCTTCGTGCGTTTCTTAGCATTNGGTTTCTTCTTNTGAAGATTATCCCACTGCATCGCCTTGTAAAGAAGTTCTACTGCACGAGCATCTGTTGCTTGTGCTACTTCTTGCTCACTGAAGCCAACGCTACGAGCATAGTTAATAACATTAACACGCTCTGTATCTCTGCGTTCATCATCCCGCCAAGCAGGAATACGCTCCAGCATTTCAGACCGTTGAGCGGCGAGGTGTTTCTTCAACGCCTCTTCTTGCTCTGCGGCCTGTTGTTGAGCGACTGCTTGCCGCTCTTGCTCCACTCTTGCGAGGTTAGTCATACGGCTGTCGTACTCTGCTCTAATTGCGTTGTACTCTTCCGCTGTAACCTCTTTTGCTAACGAGACCCAATCAGGTTCCTGTGGAATTGTCTGACTAATCTGCTGTGCCACAACCTCAAGTTGCTGTGCGTAATAATCACGAGCTTGCTTTGCTTCTGCTGCCTCTTTTTCGGCAGCTTTGCGTTGCTCCGCAATCTCCATACTACGCTTTGTAAAAGTCTTCTGTCGCTGATAACCTTGTAGGGCTTCGTCAAGGCTGACCTCTAGTTCTTCGCCGTCTACTTTGACTTTGTAAAACTGTTCTTGAGGTTCCTCTTCGTCATCCTCGTAGTCATCGTCTTCATCAGACTCATCGACATCATCAACATCATCCTCGTCATCTTCGTAGGATTCAGCCTCTGGCTGAGTATCCTCTTCCGTGATTTCGGCCTCTGTCTCCATCGGCTCGGAAGCTTCTGCTTCCTGTCGCTCTTCTTCAACCTTGTCCGGCTCGGGGGTCGTTAGAAGGCTAATTGCATCATTTACTGAAAAATTGCCGGTTCCTTGCGGATTGTCGGACATAATTACTTCCTTTTCTCAAATTGTTGACGATTATGCAACTCTTGTAGAGTCGCCTTTGCCATCTTTCCATCCTCGACTACTTTGTGTATGTAGCCTTTCAATGCTTCTAAGTTCTGGCAAAGCATATACAGACGCTCTCTTGCGTCCGTGTCTTTCAATGCGCTTTGCTTCCACGCTTTCGTAAATTCATCCTCTAAATATTCAAAGCTCTCAATGAATATTTCGTTTCTAAGTACGGCTTCGGCTTTATCAGCACGAGCCATATCTTCTCTAGCTTTTCCTTCATTCATCCTAGTAGCGTGTATCCTGTCAAATCATATGGGTCTTGAAATATTCCAGCTTGTGTAGCAGTGCCACGGCGAAATGCCAAGTTAGCT